CAAATACCTTGGCCAGCACAAATACATTACTTAATAATAACGTTACAAGTATAAATGCGTCCATTACAAACCTATCAAATAACTTGGCCAGCACAAATACATTACTTAATAATAACGTTACAAGTATAAATGCGTCCATTACGAACCTGTCCAATAACTTGGCCAGCACAAATACATTACTTAATAATAACGTTACAAGTATAAATGCGTCCATTACAAACCTATCAAATACCTTGGCCAGCACAAATACATTACTTAATAATAACGTTACAAGTATAAATGCGTCCATTACAAACCTATCAAATAACTTGGCCAGCACAAACACAGTACTTAATAATAGTGTCTTAACCATCAATTCATCCATTACAAACCTATCAAATAACTTGGCCAATACAAACACATCAGTTTCTGTACTTTATACAAATGTCTCATCCATCAATTCATCCATTACAAACCTATCAAATAACTTGGCCAGCACAAATACATTACTTAATAATAACGTTACAAGTATAAATGGGTTTATTAATAACTTGGCCAATAATTTGGACGAAACAAACACACAGCTTAATAATAGTGTCTTAACTATAAATTACTTCATTACTAACTTGACCAATAACTTGGCCGACACAAACACATCAGTCTCTGTACTTTATACAAATGTCTCAAACATTAATGCGTCCATTACGAACCTATCCAATAATTTGGCCAATACAAACACAGAACTTGACAATAGTGTTACAAACATTAATGCGTCCATTACGAACCTGTCCAATAACTTGGCCGACACAAACACATCAGTCTATGTACTTTATATAAATGTCTCATACATTAATGCGTCCATTACTAATCTCTCCAATAATTTGGCCAACACAAACACAGAACTTGACAATAGTGTTACAAATATTAATACATCCATTACGAACCTATCCAATAATTTGGCCAATACAAACACAGAACTTGACAATAGTGTTACAAGTATAAATTTGTCCATTACGAACCTGTCCAATAGTTTATATGAAACAAACACAGAACTTGACAATAATGTTACAAGTATAAATGCATCAATAACAAACTTGTCCAACAACTTATCAAACACAGTTATTTTGATTAATAATAATATTACAAGTATTAATGCGTCGATTACTAACTTGTCCAATAACTTGGCGAATACAAACACAGAACTTAACAATAATGTTACAAGTATTAATGCGTCGATTACTAACTTGTCCAATAACTTGGCGAATACAAACACAGAACTTAATAATAGTGTTACAAATATAAACGCATCAATTACGAACTTGTCCAATAGTTTGGACGAAACAAATACAGAACTTGTCAACAATGTTACAAATATAAACGCATCAATTACGAACTTGTCCAATAGTTTGGACGAAACAAATACAGAACTTAATAATAGTGTTACAAATATAAACGCATCAATTACGAACTTGTCCAATAGTTTGGACGAAACAAATACAGAACTTAATAATAGTGTTACAAATATAAACGCATCAATTACGAACTTGTCCAATAGTTTGGACGAAACAAATACAGAACTTAATAATAATATTACAAATATAAACGCATCAATTACAAATATATCATCATTAATATCAATTCTAAACATTACAAGTACAGGAATTAATCTATCAGGAAAAAATATTGATAATGTAGACACAATCCAAACTATTTCAATATTAGATTTATCAGATTCAACCGGTACTATAGGACAAGTACTAAGTAAAAATGAATATAATGATATGGTTTGGAAAACATTACCACCTGTAATTACACCTACACTTGCTCAAGTATTAACATCTGGCTCAATCGCAAATAAAACAATTAATATGAACGGACACGATATATCGGGTTGTTTCAATTTAAATGTAGCAAATATTATTACAGATACAACAATTAATGTAAATGGGCAAGTTATATTTGATACTCCACCACACGTACCCAACCCACTTTTTGGTAATGATGTTGCTTCAAAAGGATATGTAGACAGTCTAGTAGGACAATATAGTGGTGGTTTGAATATGTTTTTAAACCAATCACAACCAAGTTATAATGTAAGCGACCGTGTATTATCGTTAGAAGTATCATCATCTAGTCAACAAAATGTTTCAAAAACTAGTTCAAATACAAATAGTTTATCGCCCATATTAATTAGTACATTTGTTTCAAATGAATTGGGTATTACTATAATTCCTGCAGGAATATGGAATGCTACTATTTATGGAACAACCGACCACATAAATACAGCCGCATACTATTTTTATAAATTGTATACGAGAGATGTAAATGAAATTGAGACATTAGTATCTATAAGTAGTGATAGTTCGGTTATTAATTCTGAAACATATGTCGGGACTTATCATTGTAATGCTACAATTGAAATGCCAATAACAATTAATTTAACTGATAGAATTGTAATTTATTTATATTTTAAAAAGGAAGGAGTTGAAGACGCAACTACGATAACCACTTATTTTGAAAATTCATATTATTCATTCGTTCAGTCGTCACTTAATTCAGGCACAACTTTATTATCTTCAAATAATAATTGGATTGGAACAAATAATTTTGAACTTGATATTACAACCCCAAGTATAAACGCACCATCTATAAAAGTAGAGACGATTGATATTAGTGGGTCAACACTTAATGTAGGAACTACAGGAAAATCAATTCATTTAAATGGAAATATAGATATCCCAACTTTATTAACATTTAATAGTGGTAATTATACATTATATGGAGGTTCTACTCATATAACAACTGATGTTTCATATAACATTGGAGAAAATGTAACAAATCCAAACATAAAATTTATTATGTTTATGACGGGAATTCAACCAAATCAAACCATAACATTACCATTAGCAAAAAATGGTAATTATATATATTTAGTAAATCAGTCATATTATACTTGGACAATACAAACAACATCAAGCGACCAAATAATAGGCGGTCTGTGTGGTATAGGAACAAGTTCTTTTATATTACAATCAAACAAAGTAGTATCTTTATCACAAATAACGGGGTTTCACGTATGGGAAAGTGAAACTATATCACATACAACAAATGAAATGTTAAAATTAGTTACGGGAAATATAGACGCGAGTTCAACCGAATTAACAATTGGAGGAGCTACTGCTACTTCGCTTGTATTAGGCAAAACAAATCAAACTACAAACATACTTGGAAATTTTCAAGTAAACAGTAGTGCCGGTTCAAATGGTCAAGTATTAACTAGTGATGGCACACTCGCAAGCTGGCAAAATATTATAACTGGATGGATTGGTACAGCAACGAGCAATCTTTATATGGGTTCTTTTAATATTAGTGCGACAAACGTGGATTCGCCAGACACACTTACACTTGGAGGAACAAATGCGACAAGAACCATAGTTGGACGAACAGGAAATACATCTACGAATATTGTTGGAACTGCTATTGATGTGATTGGTCGAACAACCATTACTGGTGCGACCATTATTAATGGTACAACCCATCTTTTTTCAACTTTAAACGTAAGTGGACTTACTAATATGGCAGGAACTCTAACAGTTGGAAGCGCAAATATAAATTTGTTACAAAGTGCTGAAACGGCAACAGTTGGTATATATACAGGTAGTAATGGAACTGCTAATATTTTAACAAGTGTTGACAGAACAGCAAGGACAAGTATGCTTACTGGTGCTGGTGTAAATAATTTTAATTTGGGTGGAGCCAATATGACCGCAAATTTTAGTGCGCATTCTATGAACTTTCAAGCAGCAACAAACAACTTTTCAACTAAAATTAATGCTCCTGGTTTGGATTCAACAATACTTTCAATAGGAGGAACAAACGCATCTTTTATTACAATAGGTAATACAACCACTAATACTAGTGTGTTAGGTATATTAAATATTAACTCATTACAAATAAATGGTTCATCTGGAACTAATGGACAAGTACTTACAACAAATAATGGTAATATTTTTTGGGGAAATTTAACAATTGGACCCACAGGAGAAACTGGAGCTGGAATAACAGGAGCAACAGGAGAAACGGGTATTACTGGTGTAATCGGATTAACAGGTGAAACAGGACCAAGTGGTGTAATCGGATTAACTGGACCAACTGGAGCTCAAGGTATAACTGGAGAAACTGGAATAACAGGAACAACTGGAGCTCAAGGTATAACTGGTTCACAAGGTGTAATCGGATTAACAGGTGAAACAGGAGCACAAGGTATAACTGGAGCACAAGGATTATTTGGAATAACTGGAGCACAAGGTATAACTGGAGCACAAGGACCAAGTGGAATAACCGGTGAAACAGGTGTGGGTCTAACAGGAGCACAAGGCGTAACAGGAGCACAAGGCGTAACAGGAGCACAAGGCGTATCTGGTGTAACTGGAGGACAAGGCGTAACTGGTGTAACAGGACCAAGTGGAACAGGGACAGGAGGTTGGGTTGAAACAGCAACAAGCAATCTTAATATGTCGATTTATTCAATAGATTCTTCGTCAAACAATTTGTCGCTGGGTACACTTACAAGCACGGGAATAACAATTGGAAAGTCTGGCGCTACTACAAATATACAAGGAAACTTACAAATTAACGGTTCTCCTGGGACGAGTGGTTTAGTTCTTATGAGTGCTGGTCCAGGTAATCCTACTGCGTGGGGTAATAATTGGTCGGGGACTGCTACGGGAAATTTAAATATGTTTAATTATTCGATTAATAATGTTTCAAGCATAGATACTTCAACAGTTCTTTCTTTGGGAACAACTAATCAAACTGGATTAAGAATTGGACGAGCAAATCAAACTACAAACATACAAGGGAACTTACAAATCTCTGGGAATGCTGGATTGAGTGGACAATATTTACAAAGCAACGGAGTTGGTACTGTCCCAACTTGGGTAAGTGCTGGCGGAGGTTCTGGTTGGGTACAAACTGCTGAAACAAATCTTAATATGTCATCATACGCGATTACGAATTGTGTTAATTTGGCTGCTACTGGATTAGTCACTATTGGTGGTAATGTTTTATCTGGAAAAACTTATATTACAACTGTTTCTCCTTTTGTTTCTGCAACTCTAGATTGGAGTATTGCGAATATAGATTATATATATTGGGCACAAACGGTGGTACTTCAGTCTCAAATACTAATTATTCCTGCTACTAATTTAGTTGTTGGTCAAAAATTTACAATACGAAATGAAAGCGGGAACATTCCTATTAATGTTAATTGTGGCTCTGGTGGGTTTATATATAGAGCAGGAACAGCAGCAAGCCCAGTAGCCGTAATTGGTGCAAGAGCATCAGTTGTAATGGTTTGTGCGGATAATACAGATGGTGCTCAAAGGTGGTTAGTTACTTCTACTTCTTAAACATAGATTATCACTGTAATATATTATAAAATTAATATTATAATTAATAAAACAACAAATATATACACATAATATATATGCCGAGTTCAAATGAAGAAAATAATCGGCCAAAATTATTAGTTAGTACAGATGTTGTATTAAAACAACGTTCTTTAAAAGCAAAAGAAAAACCGCGTTTAACGCAAAACGAATTAGAATTATTTGGTAATTCTGAAAAATTAAAAGGGTGGTGTCAATCCCCCAAACATCGTAATAGTGTCAATTGTAGAGTAGCAAATATGCAAGCTTCATTAAACACTCAAACCGAAGAAATAGTAGAAATAAAAAAGATGATGCGGGCTATGTTACCAGCAATTAAAGAAATAAGAGATACAGGAGAAGGAGGGAGAGAAGATATGTCCGTTATCAGAGATACAGTAATTAAAGGAGCGGAAGAAGTGAAAACCCTATTATTAAGGCGTTTACCCGAAGTAAGACCAGACTCATATAGCCACTACATATTATTATATTATAAAACATTGTACACATTATTTAGACTCGGATGTCAATTAATATGGAGTTTACAAACATCTGTTGGCTCAGTACTATCCGCAATACCTATTGTAGGTTGGCTCTTAATGTTATGTTTATATCTATGTATGTTTGTATTGTTGCTTATGTTACAAGAGACGGGATTATTTTTTGGTTCATTTGGTTTATTACATTATTTCGGACATAATCGCAGTATATATAAAGTAATTTTAACAGTAGGTTGGAGGTTGACTGTAGTATTAGGAGGGTCTTTATTTACACATTTTAGAAGATTTATTACTCCATATATGGAAGATACCTTTGAAGTAATGAGGGATGAATCGGGAATAACGAGAGAATCATTAGGAGTAAAATTAAATGAAACTATGAGTGCGGTCGGAAGTTTTGTTAAAAATAAAACCGATGTACAAGTAAGACAAATTGTAGATGATAGCATAAGTGCAACTTTAGGAAGAATTAAACCAGTCGTAAATGTATCGGGAGTACTTGCGGGAATTTCAGAAAAAACGGGGGTTGTAGCAAGCGCGGCGGCATCGGGAGCAAGTGCGGTGGCATCGGGGGTCGCATCAGGTGCCGCATCCGGTGCAAGCGCTGTCGCAACTGGAGCAAGTGCGGTCGCATCGGGGGTGGCATCTGGTGCAAGTTCAGCAGCAGAAGCAGCCCGGGCCGCCGCTGCACGTGCCGCAGCAGCCGCAACAGGAAAATGGTTTGGTGGCGGCGTAATTACATTGGATTATTTCAAAGAATTCGATGATATTAATATATTAAATGGTTCGCAATTGGCAGCATTTAATAAATCAAAATTGGGTAAAATACTTGTAAATCTTCAAATACATATGGACAATACGATTGTCAATAATTTGAATAAAAATAAAGATAAAAAAATTAATAAAACTGTAGTAAATTCATTTGAAAAAATAGTAATTGGTATATTAACTCAAGGAGTACCCTATTTTGTAAAAGAAATGAATGTAGCGATACCTTTATACAAATACGTAAAAGATAATAAAGTTCAAATGAAAAATAATAACGAATACATAGATTCGCTATGTAGTATGGATATTGTTAAATTTTATGAACAAAACAAAATAAGAGGACAAAACAAAAGTAAAACACATAAGAAGGTTGTAAACACGCGTAAGCACCGTACAGTATAAAATTACCACAATAATTTGTCGGCATACCACCCACAAGAACCTTTAATTTTTCTATCACGAGTATGGCGTATTTTATATAATTTGCGTCTAGTTTTAGCAAAGTTCAGACCCTTGTTCTGTATATAAGTAGGGAAATCATTCATTCCATACGCACCTATGCTACATAACTTTTTACCTTTTTTGAATACATCTATTTTCTTTGTTTTATTGGTCGAATGTTTTATTTCAACTCCTAATTTTTTGGCTTTGTCATAAGTGTACTGTTTAATATTATATGGCATATATAATATTAAAATATAATATTATAATTCATTTCTAGTATTATACGCTGGGTCATAATGGTATGATTTATCTTGATATGTAAGATAATTTCCACTAATTTTGTGTAAATAACCTTCATCATTAAAAAACATACCGTCTTGAGTTTCAGAATGATGACGCACTGGAGGTTTAGTTGGAGGAGGAGGATACACAGGTGGTCTAGTTTGAACTTCGGCTGGTCGATTTCGTCTAGTATCACGTCTTGCTGGAGCAGGAGTTCTAGCAGCAGGAGTTCTAGCAGCAGCAGGAGTTCTAGCAGCAGCCGGTCTTTCGGCTTCTCGCATTGGTGTTTGATTTGGAAACCTAAATTGTTCTGGTGAATTACCTTGTTCTACATCATATTCTTCTTCTTCATTATATTCTTCATTGTTGCCATTGTCGAGGCGTTCTCTATTTAATTCTAAAAGTCTATTTGCATTAAATCTGGTTGTATTCGGCACTTCAAATTCATTCTCACCATATTGTTGTTCATACCCCCAGTAAGCATCATATGTACCAGCTTGTACATATATATGCATAGTATATGCGTGCCCATCACCCATATAGTCCAAATAATAAATAATATCATAAAGATCGCGTATAATACGCGAATATCTCGATTGCGGGTCTATTAATACTAATTGTCCGTATTCATTTTTTACAATACAAAAAGTATGTCCACCATCAAATTCATTATAATCATCAAAATACTCGCAAGTAGCAATTACTCCCATTTGATTATAAGGTAATACATAATGTAAGTATCCCATAATACGGGGGGTTTCCGCATTTATTCTGCGTCGATTGTATATGTGTTTTCCACGACGATTTGTGCGAATATATACATCGCGCAAATCAATAATCATATCATTCACGTGATTAAGTTCATCCGGAAAACTTTCATCTAACCATTCAACTATACTGTCCATATCTACACCAAGTCGTCTGTGTGATGCTAAATAAGTAGCTGCTTCGTGTGTTAATAATCCTAAAAAGTATAATGTAGATGGTACGCAGTCAGAATTATGGACGTCTACTCCGCATATTTCAGGTAATACGTTATAATAAAATACGTGACCGCCTCTTTGTACTTTAGATGTTTTATTTTTATTTTTATTTTTATTTTTACTTTTTTTAATAAATGGTTTTAATACTTCTCTCTGCTTTTCATTTATTTGTTGTATATTTTGTGGTTGAGTGTGGGCCAACATATCTAAATATGTTAAACTTAAAATCATTTTTTCAGGTGTCATTTTTTTGGGGGTTTTAAACATAGGCATAATTGGTTTTTTAATTAACTCTTTCATTATATTAACAATATATATTATTCATCGCTATCTGGCATACTTCGATTAATAAAATCAGCAATCATTTCCTCTGTCACACCATTTGTATTTTCTTCATCTCTCGCCAAATTATCAATCATTTCTTGTTCGGTCGGGTATCGATTTAATTCATTTTTAAAATTATGCCAAAAAGACATCATTATTTTTTGTTTAAATACATCCACTTTTTCTTTATTATTTCCAGTAAGTTCAATCATTACTTGTTGATAAATTTTCTTTTTGAATGTTTTCTCGTCTTGTTTATAAATACTATTTTTGACACTTACAAGAGAGTCACATATCTCGGGTTTAGCAAAATCTTTTATATGTTCGCCATTAATACGCAATGGTTCTATCATTTTTTTATTTTTAAGACTATCATAACGATTATTAAATTTATTATTAAATTTTTCAATAATAGTATTATCAATCATAGGACTTGACTCCATAAGACGGTCATATTCTTCGGTGGCGGAAAGAAAAAACTCGTTTACAGGGTGTCTCTCCAATGGACTTTTAGACAATTCAACCTTGATTCTTCTATAAAATTTATCCCAAGAAATACACGCAACACGATGTCCTTCATTCAATTCGTTAATTTTTAAAAATTGTTGGATAGTTGTAACAATTCCAGCAAATATATTAATTCCTCCAATAATCATTGTTGCGTAACCTCTAAAACTCAGAGGTATTTTACTTTGAGCAAAGTTAGCTGTACCTGTGAGAGTACTCATAATAATGACAGGAATAGTGTATAAATTATGTAGATATGAATATTTCTCATTACTTTTCATATGAAGCCATTTATAACACATTGATTTATCCGCCCATTCTGCAAGAACATCTTCGTGTTCGGACGTCCAATGAACGGTTTCAACCATTTTGGTCTCAGTTATATTTTTAGTGTCACTCATTATATATATAAGATAAAATATAATTTATATATAATGACGATTGAAGCAAAGTTTGAAGAGATTAAATCAATTCGTATTTTTATAAAGAACACATTTAAAGCGCTAACAGAAAAACATACTGAAATAAAAGAACAGTACAAAACCTATATTGAAGCGAACAAAAAATGCGAGTATTTGGATTCTTTTTATTTTCAAATAAAATTATTAGATTATGATTATGAAACTACGCATAAGTTATACAATTATATAGATAATCGAATATATTGTGATTATTACAAATTATTTATAATAATATACACATTTTTTAAATTAAATTTTAAAAATGAAAAATCTGAAATGATATTAAAAAATACAAAATATCCTATTTATAAAGATTTAGAACCGTACAAGGTATATGATTTTGATACAATAAATGATATACACCAAGATATAATTAGATTAATAGACTGTATTAATAAAATTATACAAACGAATGAAGAAGAAATTAAGACGCATCAAACCAAATTAACAACTGGAATAAATATTGACAATTATATACATAATTTAGAATATCATAATAATGTTGTAATAAATCACGTAAATTTATATAAAAAATATTTAACGACTTATCATAAGTATCATATTTCGTTTCTCTCTAATTTAAATAGCAAATTGAATTGTATAAATGAACAACTAGATAATGATGTAAACTTTAATAAACCTGTAAAAGATAAAAAGAACGTAGTTATTACTAAAATTTGTAAAAAGTGTTCTAAACTAGATGCGGAATATTGTAATAAATGCATTGATGATGGTGGGTATGACCGTTTTTCTGATTTAAGAAATACTATATCAAACTCAAATGACATTAATATAATAATTGATAGAGATGAATCTATAATAGAATCTGAGCCTGTACCAAAACCTGAACCTGTTCCAGAACCAATTCCTGAACCTGAACCTCAACCTGTTCCAGAACCAATTCCTGAACCTGAACCTGAACCTGTTCCAGAACCAATTCCTGAACCTGAACCTCAACCTGTTCCAGAACCAATTCCTGAACCTGAACCTCAACCTGTTCCAGAACCTCAACCTGTTCCAGAACCAATTCCTGAACCTCAACCTGTTCCAGAACCAATCCCTGAACCAATTCCTGAACCAATTCCTAAACCTGAACCTGTTCCAGAACCTGAACCTGAACCTCAACCTGAACCAATCCCTGAACCAATTCCAGAACCTGTTCCAGAACCAATTCCTGAACCTGTTCCAGAACCAATTCCTGAACCTGAATCTGAACAAATGCCAGAATCTGAACCGGAACCAATTCCTGAACCTGTTCCAGAACCAATTCCTGAACCTGAATCTGAACAAATGCCAGAATCTGAACCGGAACCAATTCCTGAACCTGAACCTGAGAAAATGCCAGAACTTGAGCCAAAAACAATACCAGAACTTGAGCTTATTCCTGTTCCTGAACCTGAACCTTTACCTGAGCTTATTCCTTTTCCAGAACCTGTTCCTGAACTATTACCAGTTGTTCCAGAGTCTTTTATTAAAGAACCAATCTTTAATATAATAACTGACCCATTAGAAAATACAATTGGGATATATAATCCAATAATTAAAGATGATAAAATCGATTCTCAATTAAAAGAAATAGAAAAAAAATTAAAAATGTCAATCCCAGTATTGTTACCGTTAACACCAATAACAGAAATAACTCACCCACATAATAAAAACAATGAATGCGAAAGTAAAAAAAAAAAAAAAAAAAAAAAAAAATAAATTATATTTTTTTAAAAGTAATGTTTTTAAATGTTATATTAATACAGTTCGGATAATCATCAAAAATAAAAATAATAATAGTATCATTATCTACATTTATTTCTGTTGATACAAGTTCTTCACAATTTTTTTTAATAAACGGTGTTTTATGAAATTGAACAGGACTATGTGATTTTATAAAAGAAAAATCTATATCTTCACTACTTTTTATATTAAATGATAAATTGTGCTTTCCTTTTTTAATAGTATAACCTACCCAAGAAAATGGCATTTTCTCTGGAATTATTTTTTTAAATGTAATATCTTTATTATTTATAATTGTTTCAACACTTTTTGTATTAGAAAAATAAGTATAGTTGTCTATAATTTTGTGGTCATCTATTAGTAACCCCCTATCATAACATACTTGTTTGTTCATAGTACCATTTATGAAACGATGTTGTAAATTATTTTTTTCAGTTGTAATAAGTATATAATCGTTGTTACAATAATGTTTATCTTTTGCGTTATGATTTGTATTAACTATATTTTTTTTTATATTTGTATATATATTAATCAACTGCTTTATAATTGTATTACTTGTTCCAAACCAACCGTGGTCAATACAACCTAGATGCCAATGTTTATAATAAATAATATTATCTTCTAGTTGATTAAATAATGGTACATCGCTTATAAATTCAAAATCAGGTCGCAATAACATACAATATGAATAATTTATATTAAACTGTTTCAAATGTTCAACCGCTTGTTGATATTTATAACATATAGGTACAGAAACAGTAACCGAAGTGTGTTGTGTAAAAGGTGTAATATAAATATCTCTCATTTCTGAATCTAAATTTTCATAAAATATATCAAAATCATCTATAATAACTTGTTTTACATTAAAAAATGGAAATTTTGAATAATAATTTATTATTTTTGTTTCATTCATTATGTCATTCTCTTTATCATTTGTATCTTTATCATTGTGTCTATTTGAAGAACCTCTTTTTTTCCAAGTATATATATATAAATCAATGCTTTCATACTTAGATAAATAATGTAAATAACTATTTTTAATAAATGAGGAATCATATGTTCGCATTTGACCTACTAATAAAATACAAAACTTATTATTTTCTTTATTATTAGTCACAGGTAAACTAGTGACAGGTAAACTAGTGACAGGTAAACTAGTGACAGGTAAACTAGTGACAGGTAAACTAGTGACAGGTAAATTAGTGACAGGTAAACTAGTCACAGTCAAATCAATAAATTGTACTTCTGCGGTTACTCTACCTACACTTGCTTTATCTACACTTGCTTTATCAGAATGGTCAGCTTTTAATAAATGCGCTATCTTAATATGGGAATCATTACTATACCACCCCCTTTTATCTGGTATAGACACATCTAATACAGATTTAAAAATATATTCATAATTATAAGCTAGTTTATACATATCATATAAATTTACTGCCCGTTCGCGAATGTATGTACGATTAAATTTACCATCTAATGCGTGTTGAATCCCGTAACAATAATCCGCAAGCGTATGACAACGTATTCCAGTTTTAAATTGTTCAACTGTTTCAACCATACCTCCCACATCAGCACAAATAACAGGTGTTCCACATAATTGAGCTTCTACAGCAGCACACCCAAATGGTTCTAGATATATAGTTGGGCATAATATAGCAGTACAACTACCTAGATATTCAGAGCGTTCTTTACCGTGAATAGGTGGTTTATAAATAAGATTAGGAGTAGTATTTGTTATATAAGGAGTGGGGTTCCCTGCTCCACATAAAATAAATTCTATATTTGGAAACTTTTTTGCTATTTCTACAATTATGTGACACCCTTTAAAATTTTCAAGACGTCCTAGAAACCCAATCCTTTTTGGATTAGGCTTTAATGAAAGTTTATACTCATTTGTATTAAATGAGTGTGGAACTACAAACCAATAATTATTAGGACTTTGTTTTTCCATACCTAAATCGTGTGATAGCCACGCGTGTGATTCAAAAATTCTATAATTTAAATAAGAACCAGAATAGCCAATCCCAAATTCAATTATAGTATAATTACAATCTTTTATAGAATTTTCATACATTCTTGACAATGGGATACATACGATGTCGGTTTGATTACTCCTATAATTTTCTTTTAGTTTACTGCGTAATAGTTCATTAAATTTGATTGATAATGGAGATGACCAATTTGAATGATGATTTAGAATTACTGTATTATCATTATTTTTTTTTACTGCTTCTTCGTAAGATAAAGCAGGCTCTAGAAAAATTAAAGATTCTATTCTTATTTTTTCCCATTCATCTTTAGTCATAAGTTGTATATCTTTATTTGCTCCAGATTCTGAGGTTTCAATTCCATAATGAAAAACTTCAAAACCACGAGAACGCATCATAGGGGCGAATCGTTTTACTTTACCAGTAAATGCGTCGTGACTATACTCATCCCGAGTAATAGTATATGGAATAGCAGGAATATGAAGACGTATATTATTATTTGTATTTGTATCTGTCATATAAAATAATAATATACCGAATGTTTAAATTATTAACTAACATAATATTTAATAATTTAATCTAAATTATTTGTCTTTAAATAAAATTGAAATCAAAATAATAATATTTTTATTAAATAACAAATAAAAAATGGACCACCCTATTGAATATCCCTCATTTTCTGACATATATGACTATACGTCTGATGATGATTACATTCTAACTGAGAACACAATTGTCTATTACATTTGGAATAATATGTACGACTTAAAACATCATATAAATCACGAATACATTAATGACGACCCTATTACAGTAGAGCAATCCGATAATATTATGAGATTTCTTTATGAAATTTCATAATTAAATGTCATAATAATGAATTATGCAGCATTTTGTAAAACATTATATTTTGTAGCTATTTTTCTTGCGTGTAAATTCATTGCTTCTCTTTCTTTTTGTTTAATTTTCTCTCTAAGTTTAAGGTCTTTCGTTTTTTGTAAACGAGCAAACTGAAGTCTTTTATGTTTTTTCAAATCAAATGCTTCATTTGGTGAATTTTTTAAATTATCATTTAAGGCTCTAAAATTTTTGCGAGATTTTGGTTTCAATAACAATGGTCGAACTTTTCCAGTAATAAGTTTTTTTGGTTTTTTAACTACTTTAGGTGATAAATTAGATGGTTCATCATTAAATACTTCATTAGGTGATTCAAACAATTTCTTCATTTCTGAATTTGATAATTTAGGTTCTGGAGGACTTGGGTTAGAGCTATTTCCAAAAAGTCTTCTCATTATACCTTGTTGATTTTTATTTCTATTTTGTAATTTTTTACCTACATTCAAGCCTCTATCATAATTATACTCTAATCCTTTATTGTCTGGAGAATGTGCTCGTTTACCAATCCTCCTTAAAGTTTTTCTACAAATGTATTTCTCATTACGAACCCATCCAGGCTTACACTTTTTTACATATCTACAAGTAGATTGTTTTAATTCTTTGCCTATAGTACAATCCCCCATATAATAATATAAAATATTATATTTATTATATATGGCAACATTAAAATTTAAAAAAAATGCTGAAAGTAGATATCCTCAATTTCCAAAATTAAAAGATTTTTTTACAAAATTTATTAGTAGTTTAACTGGAGCAGACCCAAATGAACGAATGATATATGGAATAAAAAGAGATGCTATTGAAAGGAATAATTCTCGTGAGGTAGATGTGACCGGTAATTGTTTATTAGAAACTTTATTTTATTTAACAGACCCAAATAGGTGTGATGGTCTAAGTGAAGAAGATTGTAAAACCGAAAAGGATACATTTAGCAAAGAAAAACGAAAAGAACTCGTTGAAAAATTTAATGAAGTGAATAAAGACCCAGAAAAAGATACAATTGATACATTTTCATTAAAAAAAATAGTAAAATCATCTACTTATTTAGGCCCAGAATCATTAAAATTATTTGCGTTAATGTTTAATTGTAATTTTTTAATATTTGTAGTATTACCTGGCGATATTGCGGTTAATTATTATTGTAATACAAACCCATCAAGAGGAAATACGTATGTGTTACTATTAAAAGGAGCGACTGGACAACATTTTATACCATTAATAAGAAAAATGGACCCAAGCCCATCTGTTTTAAAAGCATTAACCCGCGTTTCATTTACATTATTCGAAGGACAAGACCAAATAAGAGATGATTATCGATTAAAAGCAAATATGGGTGTGTTTAAACGCGGAGAATTGGAAGATACATCTAGAATATTAGAGCTTACTTGTGGGTTAGATGAATTAACAAGTAAATTAAATAAGTATATGCCTAAATCGGGTGTTGAACCTGATACAAAAAAAGCGCAACGCGCACAATCGGCGAATTTACAGGTTTCGTCTATTGTTGAGCCACCCTTACTTGTTGAGCCACCATTGCCCGAGCCATCTTTACCTCAGCCACCTTTACCTCCATCTTTATCTAAAAAAAGTTCTTCAAAATCGGCTGCTAAAACCAAAAAAAAGGTAGTAGACGCACCAAAAGTAGAGCCACAAAAAGTAGAGCCACCTAAACCGCCCTCACCCAAAAAAATCCCTCAAAGTAATTCAAAAAATAAACAAAAAAATCAAATTGAACCAGCGAATTTAAATCGACCTTCATTAGGAGTGTATTTACCAAATTCAAAATTAAATGATAACTCAAATTCTAATAATTTTGAATTAAGATGGAAATTACAAGGTAAAGGACAGACTAGAAAAGAATTTAGAAATAGAAAATAATTAAGTTAAAATTTATATTCATTTTTGTATACTTTGTTTTTACCACTTTGTTTTTTTTACATTAATTTTTTGAACTGTTTTTCTGTATTGTTCTGGATTATAAGGAGTTTCTTCTTCATCATCACCTATTGATTTTGACATTTCCCAAAATTCTTTTGACCCCAACTTAAAGTCGTGCCTTATATCGGAATTAGCTTTATACCAAAAAATCTGGTCGCTCAATTTATTTGATTTAACATTGTTGTCAATGACAAGACATTCGAAATTTTCAGTACATTGGTCCATAACTTGACAAAATGATTCAAATGTAGGAAACATTCCCGCGTAATTTTCATAAATGCGTTTACGATTGGCAATATAAGGCTCGCGCAAAATAAAGACGTAATCGATATTTGTTCTTAATGTAGGAGGTATTCCTAAAGGATACTGCATTGTAATGATTAAAAATACTTTCCAATGGCGGCCGTTCATAAATAATAACCTCATCATTTTATCTCTCGACCAAGTATTATCATAAAGACAATCGTCTAATATTACGAATGTGCGTGGGTCTATCTTCGATACTTTGTACAATTGAATTTGTTTATTCACCTCTTTGATTACTGTTTTTTGTCTTTTTAAAATATTTTCAATAATACTCGTGTTATATTCGTCGTGTATGAACAATTTGGGTACGTGGGCAGAATAAAACCCATTCCCTGCTTCAGTCCCCGATATAACAGTCCCAATCGGAATATCGCGATGATGATACAATAAATCTCGAACTAAGAAACTTTTTCCTGTATCACGCCGACCAATTAACACCACAACGGGACCTTTACTTTCTTCTTTTAAAAATGTAATACGTTTCATATCAAATTTTTTCAATTCTAACGTCATATATATATAATATAAACTCAAATATAAGACTTGACTTTAAACGCAGTTATAAGAGCTACCATAAATAAGATAAAGATATATAATATACTAATATAGTATGAATTGTTTGCTCCGCCAATATGGAGCAATATCTGAAAAAACACTTGATTATATAAATCCGAATAATGCCATCAAACAAACTTGCTATGTTTGTCCGGATTGTAATCAAAAATTAATATTTAAAAAAGGACTCGTAAAATCACCTTATTTTTCTCATAAAAAAATATGTATCAAGAAAAATCAATCACTTATAAATGAATTAAAGACTGTAATTAAAAAGAATATTATAATCAATCGTTTATGTGTACAATGTAATGAAAGTATTATATATGAAATAGAAGCACCCAATGAACAAAGCAAAATCATACAACAGGGTACTTCCTTATTTTATATAGAAAATAATAAAGTCATATGTACATTTGAAACAGGTATATTAATCCACTCAGAGCCGTGGTTTAAAATAAATGAAATCGATGACACATTAATATGTACGAGAGAGATATCTTGCGATTCTTGTTTAAAAGGCGAAGTATTTTTTAATCAAAGAGGAGCCGGTTGTGGAAAAACGTATGAAAGCGTTCAATTATTGAATAACCCCAAATTTATAAATAAAAAAACACTTTTGTTTTTAACAAAAATGCATTCGGCCAAAGAAGTTATTTACAATGAAATTAAACAACAATATGATTCGAAATTATTATACAAATACAAATTAGTAAGCGAAACACTTGGAAAACAATACAAAATAGTGTTTGATAGAAACGGTTTTGAAATTATCGTGATTATAGGTACAATCGATTCTTTTACACATTACATAGTAGACAAAAAGAGAGAAATAAATAATGAAGATTATTATAACAATGTAATATACGAGATAAAAGACGGTTACATCACAAATGAGTTAAAGTATTGTGGCGAAATGATTGAAATGAACAACAATACATTGATTATAATCGACGAAGCTCAAGATTTGGGAAACCACTATATGGAAGCATTTGTAAGTATAAGTAATAAGACCAAAATGGACTTGTATATGATTGGGGATAAACTTCAAAGTATTTGGGGAGATAAAAATATATATACGTGTATTGACCAGGCCGACGCAAAAATAAATAAAACAACAGGCATCAATCAAGTAATGCGTTTTCATAATGAACAATTTAAAAAGTTTGTGAATACAATTATTCCTTATTCAAAATATAATTTACCAGAAGTAATCAAAATATGCGATAAACCTTGTAAATATATTCACGAAGATATTAAACCGTACACCATATTCAATGTCGACCCTTATTATAAAACAAATTTAGAAGATATGTATAGTGTGATTCATAAAATAATTCATTATATGGAAATAGAGATTGATAAATATAATTACTTGCCTAATAATTTTATGTTTATATTTCCAATTCTCTCTAAAAATAATTTCGCTGTTATTTTGGAATTAGAGATTCAACGGTTTTGGGAAGGTAGAATAAATAGCATCGATGAATATGGAGAGAAAATGAAATGGGTTTATTTACATAAAGCAGAACAAGGCAAAACAATACAATTAAATGATTCAGAACACGCCACAAGAATTCTATCAATCCATACATCAAAAGGAGCAGGAAGAGAAGTCGTATTTTTATTAGGAGTCACCGAGCATTCATTGAATATTTTTAGTAAAAAAACGGGAAATATTGTGTACGATTCATTACTTCACGTGGCAATTACACGACAGAAGAAATCAATCTATGTGGGTATAGAAAATAACAATGATGATATATGTCGCCGATTCAAATTATTAAATTAAATTCAGCTTATTTCAACATAAAAATAAACCAATAATATTGTTATGTTGAAACAACTCGTATATGACGATGTAAAAATATATGAAAAACAAATCGATGAAGATACTAGAAAAGCTGGATACAACATAGGAGATTTGTTAAATATGCCTTTTTTAGATAATACTTGGAATAGAACACCTCATCACGATATGGACTTGTTAAAACGAATGAATTTGATAGGAAAAAATTATAAAGGGTCGATTTTAAACTATTATTGTGACCATAGAAAGGAATCTGACCCAGTTCCAAATATAAACTTAATAGTGGAATCTGTCACATATTATAATGAAATAAATAAGCATAAATATGAAGATGTTTTGAATATAGTAAAAGATAAGGATACGTTATGTGTACACGTTCGAAGTGGAGATTTAATGACTGAATTGGGATTTATAAATAAAATCGAGGAAATGTCTTATAAATTTAAAAGAATTGTATTATTATCGGGAGTACACGGAGATGAACATTTTGCGGGTCATCATAATAAAAAAACAAGATTTGTAATGACAATTAATGATATATTAAATAAAAATAAAAATGATAGTTATATTTATTTAAATGAGCCTGATGTTCATTTAATGATTATGATGAACGCATCTAATTTACTGTTACACAAGGGAGGTTTTTCGTGCTTGGGCTCTGTAATTTCAACAGGACGATTATTTATAACTAATATGTTTTACCATCATTGTAAAGATAATTGGAAAAAACACGTGAACAAACCATATATAATGATTTAAAGTTTAAACCCCTGTTCTACTTGTTTAATAATAATTTTTAAATTATCCAACATAATTCTTAAATCTTCTTTTTTATCTTCGTCTTTTACTTTTTTGTATAGTTTTACCATACAGTCGTATGTTCTATACATATCTTTTTTATATATTTTAACTCTATTATTCAATTTTTTAGATTTATTTATAGTAGCATTACTTAATCCATCAAGTATGGTATAATATCCTGATACTACTGAACCATATGTATAATCTTTATCACATTTTTCTTTTTTAGGATTACTATTATTTTTCATTGTTTTAGATTTCTTTGTATTAGATTTCTTTGTTTTAGACATTATATATAAGATATATATTTTTATAAAAAAATTAAAAATCTTTTTCCACGTGTTGAATAAGAACTTCTAAATTATTTAACATAATTCTTAAATCTTCTTTTTTATCAACATCTTTAATTTGTTTATGTTTTTTAGTCATACAATCTTTTAATCTATATAAAGAATCTTTATATAAATCAACTTTATCATCTATGTTGTGCTGTTTGGATAATACCATCCACCCTAATTTTTCAAATAAACCTTTGTACCACTCGTGTATACCTGTATATGTTATTTCCATTCGACAATTTTTCTTTGTTTTAGACATATATATTTAGTTAGTATTTAATACTTTAATAATTTGTATTTTGTTTAGTTTAAATTTACCAAGTTTTTTATATTTCAATTTAATATGGAAATTTGTGATATGCCTTTTGATATTAATGAAATAACATTTTATAACCCATTACAAAATGCTGTGTCTGTGTTCCCCGATAAAAAAGTAAAAGAATACACAGAGAGAGTTTCTTATAATAAATTCAAATTTACGGATATTAACGGAAATGTTAAAACGTGCTTTAAAAAATTCATTACTTTAGTGGATTATGTAAAATACTTAATTGGCAAATACAAGCCAGATGAAATAAATCAATTGCCTAACAAAGAAAGTGTCATTAATACAAGCCAGTTTCAAGAATATATACATTCAGTTAATAATTACGCATATGTAGATGGCTTTTTTTATTATTTAACATCGAAATTATTAAATGCTGGATTTGTACACGGATTAGAATTTTACGATAATTATGTATGTTTATCCAAAAAATGTGAAATTAATATTACCGATGATTTTGAATACTTGTGTGATTCTAAATTTTTTAATGAAAATATGAATAGTTTATTTCATTTTAAAGATGAAAAATTTAATTCAATGTTCAAAAAGAATGAATTAATAAATATTTCTGATGAAATGGTTGATATTGTAGCAGATGAATTGGATGATTTCGAATTAGATACAAGCGCTAAAAATATTGAATCAAATGATATTGAGATATGTGATAAGGAAATGAGTGACAAGGAAATGGATGACAATGATAGCGAATCGACAAATAAAGATAGTGATTCAACCAATAGATTAAGTGAATCAAATTCAAGCGACAATGGGTCAGACCATTCTACAGTAGATAATTCAGATTCAGAATCCGAAGAAAATGGGTCGCATCATTCAAATGAAACTGAAGAATGGGAAACAGATGAAGATAATTCAACAGACAACTCTGAAACCAAAACTGAATCAGGCTCTGAATCAGGCTCTGAATCAGATTCAGAAAATTTGTTATTAGTGATTAATAAAATACCTACAAATGTAATTGCTATTGAATGTTGTGAATCCACTTTTGATTCTATTTTAGAAAATAGTGAAATTAGAATTGAGGAATTGGAAAGCGCAATGTTTCAAGTCATCGCAATGTTATACTTATATCAACAAGCATTCAAATTCACACACAATGATTTACATACAAACAACATTATGTATGTCTTTACTACGAAAGAATTTTTACATTATAAAATACTTGGCAAATATTACAAAATCCCCACTTATGGAAAAATATACAAAATAATTGACTTTGGGAGAGCAATTTATACTGTAAACAACACGCTTTTGTGTAGTGACAGTTTCTCAGCAAATGGCACCGCTCATACTCAATATAATTGCGAACCATTTTATAATCCAGCCAAACCTATTATTGAGCCAAATTACAGTTTTGACTTGTGTAGGTTGGCGTGCTCTATGATTGATTTCATTATAGATGATTTTAAATGCATTGAGTCTTATAAAAAGGTTCCTGTATATGATTTAATTATATCTTGGTTGTATGATGATAATGGAGTAAATGTTTTGTACAAAAAGAATGGAGAAGAAAGATACCCCGAATTCAAACTTTATAAAATGATTGCGAGAATAGTACATAATCATACACCCGAGAAGCAGTTCAGTCACGTCTGTTTTAAATCATATGAAACAGATGTACTTGAGGATTGTATGGATTTAGATGAAATTAAAAGGCAGGTTCATTTGTAAATACTTGAGTCTTGATTCGTGATTTATTAAAATAATGGTCTTTAGCGAATAAAATCAGCCCTACAATAATTGTGACATACACACTATCTTTCATAACATCTTTTTCACTCGTTTCAGTAACTTTATTTCTTTTATTCATTATTAATTTAAAAATAAAGAACACAATGCCAGATAACAAAGCAATATATATATATTCAGTCATTAAAATATATATATTGTTTAATTCATTTAATTGAACGAAATATTATAGTTCTTCAAATGCGAGGTCTACTTTATCACCTTTTTTAGATGGGTCTAAATCTAAATCCTCAAAGTCGAAATTATTCAATGGAACGTTTTCACCAATACTTATAATGTCTGAATCATCTTTCTCAGATTCAAAAGTTAATATGGAATTCTTTTCAGCAAACTCAACCTTGTTATGAGGCTCCATAATTTTGTTTAAATTCGAATTTAATTCATTCAATTCATTAAAATTATTGGTTGGTTTTGGTCGTTCCATCGCCCTATTATCCATCACCCTAGGTTCCATACTTCTAGGTTCCATTAATTTAGGCTCTACCATTTTGGGCTCCATTATCTTCTCCTCCTTTATAATTTCTATTTCTTGTGTTTCATCAATGTATTGTCTTAATAATGTTTCAATTGGAATTCTGTCACGAATCGTGTTCATAATACAAGTTTGTACGATTAATTCAAACTCTCTATTTCTTTTTTGTTGCTCTAAAGGAGCAATGTCGATTTCAAATAAATAGATAGAAGAATATAATTTACGAGCAATATTGATATATACTTGATGTAAAAATGTGCTAAACTCGGGTATGTCAATCTTTACTTTTTTAGTTTCACTTCCTACACGAACGCAACTTAGGATTTTTAATTGAACGATGTGAACACACGTTAATATATCTTCTAAATAAGAACAGTTACATAATTTGACAATTCTTTCGTGTTCGTCTTTAATCATTGTTTGATTCCATTTGGGTATTCTAGCAAGTAGGTTTTGATACGTCATTAAATACTTTTCAATCTCGTCGTTTTCTTGACATAAACGAACCGATTCGTTAAAAATAGACCTAAATCCATCAATGATATGTGGGGTAATATAATTGATTAGTAAAATAGACCATTCATTTTTTGAATCACTTAATACATTTGACGTATAATCATCCATATATATTTTTTAAGTTAAAAGAATAATGGGTTAAAAACGCATATTAATTTATCGGCGTCTGGATTGTTTACGTCTAGACTGTTGGCGGCTCTTAGAACGGCGATTCCCGCGGGACTTTCGGCGGCGACGACCACCTACAGAAGCTATATTTTCTTGTGCGCTTGGTTCTGGTGTAGCAGTTACTGGTTTATATCTTGGTGTTCCGGTTGAGTTAGTTGATTGAGTATACAATGCGGTATTATCTATATCAGCTTGTGAAACACCAGCATTTAACAATTCTTCTGCTGTCTGTCCCAATAATGCGTTTGCTGCGTTGTCCCCCCCACTGTAACGCGACTTCCGTTTATTCATCTTTCGTTTTGTCATTCTAACTTTACGAGTGTTCATATATATAATCATAATATTTTATTCTAAATATAAATCTTTCCATCAAAAAAATGTTTATTCTGATTTACTAAATCGGTTACTACTTTTAGAACGAGAACTCTTACTATGAGATTTTGATTTTTTATGAGTTGAACGTCTGCGACCATTTGTGTTTATCATTGCTCGAGTTTGACTTTCACGTCTATTTAATTCGACTCTTCTTATTTCAGCAGAAGCATTTTTCGCAGCATTAACTTCTGTAAAAAAACGATTGGCATTTTGATTTAAGTGTTCGTCTAATTCAGTATTTGGATTATTCACTAAAGAAAACGCGACATTTTTAGGTTTAATTAAATCTTTTGTATCATCTATTCTTTTTTGTAATTTAGATGATATATTTACGTGTTCAAGATTGAGATTAATTGATGTATTCAACAAATAACTGTGAGCTTGAGTTAATTTTCTTACTAAATCTTTCATTTCATCATCATTATGTAAAGTAATTGCGGGAATGTACATCTCATTTATATTTCGTACTATCGTCGCGGCAATACCAACAGGTTTATTTTTATTATGAATTTCAATCACAATATCTTCAAAAATATCTTTAATTTGTCTAATTGCTTTTTTTACAATACCCATATTATTCTTATCTCTAAAGTCGAGAGTACTTTTAGCACCGCCTTTGTAATCAGTAAGATGTACCCTCTTTATCTTTTGTCTTTGCCTTTGTTTTCTTGTATAAGCCATATATATAAGCATATATTAATTAATAACAATTAGTTTATTCCAAAAGCATAATAAATAGAAAATGATTAATGTTTCATTCCGCAGTTCTTTACAAATTGTTTCATAATGAAATTTAATTTGAATATAATCTAGTTTATTCATTTTTTTCATTTGTTTAAGAACCATATCACCATATACCCCATTATTATACAACTCTTCAGATAATACCATTAACTCGTCAATATTTTTTTTCTCAATATCAATAGTAATATTTGGAATAGCCCTTTTTTTGTTTACGGATGGAATATACATATGAATAAAGCGAGAGCAGATTGGATTAAGTAATTTATCTTTATTCGAAGTTACAATAAAAAAACGAGTATTTTTACTATAAATCTCAATACATCGACGTAAAGAATATTGTGCATCAATAGTTAAATTGTCTGCATCATATAAAATAATGCTCTTGAAACATACAGGATTGGCGTATTGTTTAGCAAATTCTTTAATATCATCTCGAATCATCTTAATACCTTTACAGGTAGCGCATTGAATAAACATACAGTATTGTTTCTTTAATTCATACGAATAAATATGGTTTAAAATTTTATTTAAAATCTTACGTTTCCCAATATTAGAATCGCCATAAATTAAAATATGAGGAATATTGTGGTGTTCGTCATATGTTTTAATAATAGAGTCTACTTGAGACATTATTATTAAATGAATTTAATATCTAAATATTTTTAATTGTATATAATAAATGGAATTTAGTATAATTAAAATGAAAAAACAAGCAATAACACAAGATATTGTGGAGGAGGCGTTACGAATATGTTATGACAATATTTCTTTTTCAACATTCCCATATATCGTTTATGGTCTAGATTCATCTAAAAAAACATTACAACGATACAACTCGGGAAATTGTATTGCTCTAAGTTTGTTTTTAAAAACTTATTTTAAAAATCTAGGTATAGTGAGTTATTTGATACCGGCAAGTGTACCTAAAGTACATATGGTGCCTGGCGTAAATCACATATGCCACGTGTCTTTATTAATTCCATATGACAAAGATAGATATTTCATAGTAGACCCAGCTTTTCATTTTTTAGAGCCCTTAAACTGCATTGAAAGTAAAAATGAAAATTATGAGCGAGAGATAAAGACGATGAATATTCACAACGATACAATATCAACTATAAAATATGTATTGACCGAGCCGAATGAGCACAACCAATACACTAAAAAGCAATGTACGTGTTTATTTACAGATAAAATGGATGACCCGTGGTATTATTATATAAATGAAGTTAAATTGGAAGACGCAGACAAATATATTGGAGCTGTATTTATGGATAAAAAACCTGAACCCTTTATAGTAAAAACTGTATTTGATTACGAGACACAAACTATACAAAAACTATTTCATATAAAACGAATGACACCAGATACGTGTGTAATTATTAAAAATAATAAAGAAGTATATAGTGGAAATATAAAAAATATACCAATAAAATTATTAAATGAAATATATACAAAATTATTTAAATATTTTAAAAAGGGTATATTTACATAACAATTCGTGTAACATTATTTATAAGAGACATCATATTATATTGTTGTCTATTTTGATGTTGTTTATATTGAGATTCCGTATAAGGAAATATATAAGATTCATAAATTTGTTTTACGAAGAAGAATGATATTTGGTCTTGTATTCCGCATTCTTGAATATGCTGATACCAAGTTTCATTGATTGAATTAATTTTTTCGTGTTTCATATTTCTTATTATAAAATTACAAGTACAATGTGTGGGAGTAGTTTCGCTCAACCCATTATCCAGCTGTGATTTAATATATTGTCTATATTGGTCACTTTGTATTCTGTATCTCTCTTGTAACATACTTTCTTTAAATTCATTCCATACACTTTCGTGTACAAATTGATGAACTCTTAATAACAGAGCATAATTTTGTTGAATAAAATAATTATTAATATATCGTTCCACGAAATCTATATCTATATGAATTAGTTTGTTATCTAAATAACATAAATAAGAATGTGATTGTAAAACATCGTTTTTATGTGGTAGTACTTTGATATCTTTACCATCCATACAGCTGGCTATCAAGTTTTCATTAATAGGTTTATTATCAAAAATGGGAATCCAATTAGAGTTTTTTAATAGATTGAACATATTCATATTATTTGTAAAATAATAGCATTTATATTTCAAAGTTGGAATTTCTGGAATATAAAATGCAGGATTGTTGTTAGAACCATAGAAATAAGTATAAAAAGCAAGGTCCATTTATATTTATTTTATAATTGAATTTTTAAGTAAAAACAAATTATAATCATTATATTAATCATTTATAATTCCTTTTTCTAATTTGTCTATATTATAATTAATTCTGTCTAAATAATTTTGAAGTTCTTGTTGTGCGTATTCATTCTTTTTCATAGTTTCTAATAATAAATCGCGCTGTTTTCTCATACATTCTAATTCTATTTGTACGAATTGTTCGCGTAAATTATCCATATCCATATATAGTTGTAATATATTTATTCATTCATACATTTCGTACATTTACACATAAACCCATATCTCTCTAATAGTATTTGTTGTCTTTCCTTTTTAGGAAGACGATAATCTATATATGAATCAAATAATTCATCATTCTTTTGAATAGGTTTTTTAATTTTAAACACTAATTCTTTTCCAACTACGTCATATTTTATGTTTGGGTCACAACTATGATTCATACGAGTTGCTATAAAACAAATACCCGGAGTATTATGAAACGTAAACATATTGCGTTTAAGTTTCATATAATATAAAATCATATCTGATTTGGATAAATAGGGTAAATACAATTTATGGAAATATTTTATATCTTCATATGAAACACAACCAACATCTGTAGTACAGTTTATTTTTTGTGGAACTAACGATAAAAACTTTTTAACGTATTGTTTATCAGATAAAAATTTATCGATTAGCTTAAATACATATGAAGGGTCATCCTCATTTACACTTTGGGATAAATAATAAGGTTTCTCTTTTAAAATAATAGTTCCAACAGGAATATCTACATTAGCAAATGTACCCATTCCATAATTAGATGGTTTATGTGCAAAATATTTTGTTGAAACATTCGTTTGAGTAATATTTTTTCGACTATTTTTTTTAGTAACTTTTCTTTTTTGTGTATATTGTTTAGCCATATATATATATTTACGCAACACTATTTAATGATTTGGTATAAGGGTTTGCCTTAAACGCTTTTAATAAGTCCGCTTGTAAATACTCGTCCGCATTATTTCTATAATCTTGTTTGCGTGTTGTGTTTTCTCCCATATGGTCCATTTGGGGAATAGATGGAATGTATGAATTGGTGCGTCTATCCGTATTACATTGTTCAGGTTTACTTATATTTACATTCATTACATTATTAAATACATTTGTGTTACCCATATTCATTCTATTCTCAGATGGTTTTTCAAATGAACGTTGATTGTATTCTGCTTGATAAGATTTTCCTCCAGGTAATCCTTTAGCAACACCCACATTCGTTTGGGATGTGCTCTCTCTTTGTGTTCCAATTAAATAAGGATTTGCTGTAATATATCCATCAGAAGTTTGCCGATTTACCTGTAAATAATTTAAACCAACTCGGTCAACTTGCATTTGTCTGTTTGTGGGTGCGGGAGAAACATCATTTAATACAGTTGGCCTTGTAATACCGCTAAGATTTCCGCTTTGTTTATTTTCAATAAAATTAGTTTTTTTAGTATGTTTTAATCCATTTACGATAGGATTTACAACATTCGCCATAAACACACCTCCAGCAGTTCCAAAATAATCATTGTTCGTATCTCTATTATTACTATAAGATTTAAAACCAGTTTTTCCATAATTTTGTTCGGTTGTAGGATATACTTGGTTAGATGTTAAATTTAAATAAGGGTTTGTATTTAATTGTTGTTTGTGGGGCTCAACATATTTTCCAGCAACATATCCAGCATTATCAGATGCTCTAGTACCGTAATAAGATACACTTGTATGTTCTCGGTTCTCATCTGTGAGCATCTGTTCAGCGGTTTGAGTAGGTTTAAGATTACCTAATGGAGCGCCCATACCATTCGTACCATTTACGTGGTATTTGTCTGGACCTTTAATGATAACTTTACCAAGAGGCGCTTGTTCGCCCATTTTAAATGCGGGGGCAACATAATTTAGCTCATAATTAGATTTAGGATTATTTTCAACTCTCAATTCGTCAACTTTTTTAGGCATCCATTTATCTCTGTTTTCAACAGCACTATTAAATCCAGTTGTACCAGGAGCTTCACGTACTTGTTCCCAAGGTGTTGTGTTGGCAAACCTCTGTGATTGTACTACTCTGGATTGAATAAAGTCGCTTTGATTTTGGTTACCATATACATTCTGTGCGTTTTCGTGAGGTTTGAATAAAGAGGAAATTTCAGTTTTTTCAATTACATTTGAACCTGACCCTGTATACACATCTAGTTTACTTTCATTTCTGTTAAAATCAGGTTGAGAGAACTGTCCGTTCGATTTATTATTATAAAACAAATTCATATTGTTATGTTGTACTTTATCCATTTGCTCACCAGTAAGAGATGTGAAGCCACTACTTTTTAAAGGGCGTCCTATATATTTATCTTGGTATTGACTATAAACACCTTGATTGTTTGTTTGAAGTGAAGTATAATCCATATTATTTTTTACTTCTTCATTACTATCATCAGACTGTTTATAATCAGCGGGTGAATCTTTAAAGTTCTCTTTCTTTTTATCATTTGACACTAAATATAAAACTCCTGCTATAACAAGAGGTATTGCGATTTGAGCCATTATTATATACTATTATTTTTTTAAATAATAATCTTTTTCTAAATTTCGAGTTGCTTGGTTATTTTCAAATGACATTGCCACATTTAATTGTGGATTTATTTGTAAATATTTTGGGGAATATTGAGGTAAATCCCGAAATAACCAAGCAGGACAACTCGCTCTTGTTTCATCCGTTAAAAATGATTTGGTTGGAAAATTATATGTACTACTTGTCGGTAAAGCAGATGTTTTCATATAATTTTGATAGTCGCTTCCTAATTTACGGTTTGTTCCTCTTAAATCATTTTCAATATCTAAAGTATTTGTTCGTAGATTTGCTCCCCATTTTTGTAGACGTATATGAGTATCATCTATAAATGGATTATTTAGCCCATTACCGGGTACATTCATATTATAAACACCATTAAAAGTGGATTCTACAAGTCGTTTATTAATAACATCGGGGTCGCTGCTAAATCGTGTAAAAGCCATATTATATATATATAAGTTAAAATGAAATTATAATAACTATAATTTATATTTAATTTAAATAAAGGGGGCGTTCTTCAGTTGAATGATAATAAGGTTGAGGTATAAAAGTAGGGTCGGTTTTGAAATATTCAACTTCAGGTAAATGTTTTAATTGAGGCGTTGCTTTAAAAGAAGGGCCTTCTAAATTCGTAGAGCGAATACCTCTTAATGTACTTTCAATATCGATAGCATTATAAGATAAATGGTCGGCGTACATAGAAGGATTGGACCCTCTTACAAACAACGCTGGGGTTTCATTTTTAGAAAATCCACCAAATAACATATAATCTACGTGTTTAACACTTTCTTTCTTTTTAACTTGATAATCGTCATATGTATTTTTATTTTGTGTAGATGACATTATATTAAGTTAATATATTTTTATATTCAGCATTTTTATAAATATCTCTAGAAGGAAGACCACCTCTTATCCATTGAGAAGCTGCGTCCTGTTCGATGTGTTTGCTTGTATCCGTATAACGCTCGGCATCCATAAGAGGATAATGGTCAACATTATTGTTTTTAGTTTCATTCATTAAGATAGTTGATTTCTTCTCTCTTAAAGTATCTCCCCAAAACAAATTATTCTCAACATATACATCCACATTTCCTCTTCCTAAATAAGGAACGGATTTATACGGGCGTTCGTGTAAACTAACTTTAATATGATTATTTGTAAGAACACTTTTTTCTAAAACAGAGCTCTGGTCAATATTACAACCGCCTGGGCCAACGTGGTTAGTTCCTTTAAAGAATACATTAGGCTGTCTTGTTGCGAAATCAATAGCTCCCTCACAACTATTTATATAAGGATTATACATATTGTAATTTGCGTGATTTATATTAAGCATATTTTCCTGTGTGAATGCTGTAGAGTCATTACCGATTCTAGATAATTGGTCAAATTTAAAATCTACTAATTGGCTCATATTGTTTTACAAAGATATTATTTTTTTAATAAATAGTTAAAGGTTTTTCAGAGGGTAATTTACCATAACAAAACTCTAAAAAACTATCTTGTTTATTTGGTATGGTTGTACTTGCGGTTGTATAAAAAGACCTCATACTTTGCTCAAACATAATATTAGAGTTATCATTATTAAAAGCGTTCTGAAAATCTGTATTATCTATATTTTGTTCTATAATAGATTGTTTTATAGAATCATTAATTTTTTCTTCTAAAGCAGGAGTATATTCTTCATTACTTTCTTCTTTATTTACATTATACTTATAATCGGTCATTAAAACATTACTAAATGGATTCGTATTATCAATTTGTTTTTCTTCATTTATCGAAAAATAAGGTTGTAATTTATAAAAAGGTTCAAATCCTTCTTTATCAGATTGATAAAAAATAACAATTAATCCAATAACGATTAGTCCAAGTATTACTATTAAAAATCGATTCATACACATATAACCCACAAGTGTGATTAATATAATAAACCGAGTTGCTGCGTTAAGTTTTTCATCACGTTCTAAATTAGAATAAGGCCATATTTGTGAAATGTATTTAGAATTAAATAAAATACTCGGGTCATATATCCAAAAAGTCATTATAATATAGTTTTTTATTTTTTATATTTATATTTATTCTGTAGTAGTTTCATTAGTATTTTCACTAATAGTGTTTTCAGTCGTACTTGGAGCCTTAGACTTCTTCTTTTTTCGTTTAGGCCGAGATGTTTTCATAGGTGTACTATCTCCAACTTTGACAACAAATGTATCTTCTGTTTGTTGGGTAACCGTCGCTTTTTGTCTTTCACTTTGAGTATGAGTCTGACTTTGTGCTTTAGACTGTGTCTGACTTTGGCGCTCTTCCCTCTTCTTATTCAACCGTTCCTTTGTTTTCGTTTGCTTTAAATTCTGCTGCATTTTATTGGCCATACCCTTGAAGTCCATCTTACCGTTCATTCCCATTTTACTCATCATTTGTTTAATACCAGGAATGTCCTTCATTTTATCCATAATTTCACTTGCTTCTTGTAATAGCTCGCTCTCTTTTAAATTCCCACTCTTAATCTTCTCTTCTAATTTTCCTCCAATATCTTTGACTAAAGAGAGAATCTCTTTTGGGTTCTTCATTACATTTTTCATAAATTCATCTTGGTCACCAATACTTTTTGCGGTTTCTTCAGCAATTTCCTTCGCTAAACTTCCAATTTTTCCTCCCATTAAACCGTCCAAATGACCTTTTAATTTTTCAGGGTCCATAAAATTACTTGCGGATGGCTCTTCAGAATCATCAGAAGGTTCATCTACGAAAAAATCTTTCATTTCTTCCATAGTTTCAGCAATCTTTTTATGTAAGTCTTCCTCTTTAATGGATTCAAACAATTTGCTTGTCTCTCCAAAATCGTCTCCATTATTCATTGTATCCAAAATAGAAAAGAGTAACAATTGTAAGTACTTCCAAATAGTCTTTTTTGTCTTCTCTGTAATAGTTGGGTCTTTCATCAACAAAGTAAAATTTATATTAGGCAATAATAAACAATCTTTTTCAAATAAACTATTGTTTTCATATAACAATTCAAAAAATATTTTTGGATAAGTTTCAGAACAATGAGCATAACACGCGTCTACATCTAATTCATTTAAAGGTGTAGCTAATTCAGGAAATGTTGCTAGCAAATCCTTTTTAAAATCCATAATGACTTGTTTAAATTTTTCATTAGACATTTGTATAAGTAGTATTTATTTTTTTATATCTTTTATAACGTTTATTCATATTTTATTTTAATTATCCATTAAAATAAATATAACTATAATTAGTTAACCTCATAATATAATCAGTAAATTCATTTTTAATAGACGCATCCAATGTAGGAAATGCTTTTTTAAATTCAGTAATATATGTTATCATAACATCGGGTGCTTCTCCATATGTATTATTATTATTTACATCATCTATGTAAGATTTATTTATAAAAAACTCGAGGTCTTTATTCATTACTTGTGTATAATACTTAGATGTAATGCGATTGTACCAAGTTTTGATTAACAATTTAATGTTTGTTGATTTTATAATGATATTTTTCATATAAAATGCGTTAAATTTTAAATCATTCTGTATATGTTTTTTAATAAAATCGAGGAAATTAAAATAAGTAGCATTAAATTTTTTAAACACTACTGTAGAAGCCATTTAAATAATATATGGTTATTATTTAAATAAATTATAAATATCTATTTTTTATAAATATCATTCTTGCGTTGTTCTTCTAATTCTTCTAAAGAAGTATTTATTTTTGCGGCTTTATCGGATTGTAAAGGAGTATTTATATTATTTTGCTGGTCTAATGTAGAATAATTATACATTTGTCTTAATCCACCTTCACCTTTTGCTGAAAGGTCGTCGGGTGTAGTATCCAAGAAACTAAAATTATCGCTATTTACTCCATAAGCATTACCATTATCAACCACTAAACAAAATGGGTTGGGTTCATTTTGGAGTAATTTCTTTTCATCTTGAATATTATTAATTTGAGGTTTAATGTATTCTAAAATCTGATTACCACTTAATATCTCGTGATTTGGTTTTAGTAATAGTACAGGAACTCTATTTATCATAGGAGGAAGGGCAAAGCTAGTACCATCAGGGTTTAATATGTAAGTAACATTATTTTTTACAAATCGTTTATCGATTGAAATATAAATAAATTTGTCTGAAATACCACTTCGGCTTATTTCTTCAAGTACTTTAGAAGAGTGCTTACAAAATTTACTAAAATACAATTCGTGTTTTGCCATTTATATTCAGTAATTTTATTGAATTCTAATTTTAACACAAAATTGATTTAATGAATATTTATAAATTTATATATAAAATGGCAAATACTGTATTAAATTTGAGTGAGATGGACCCAAAAATTATTAATGTTGGAGGAAGAGAAGAGCTTAGTTTTGAAATTATTGATGTTGATTTAAGTGTTGTGAATTCACTTAGACGAGTGATGTTGACAAGTATAGAATCATTAGTATTTAGAGGATTTCCTCATAATGAAAATCAAATCAATATTGAAATTAACAAGTCTAAATTCAATAATGAATATCTTAAACATCGAATTTCGTGTGTACCCATATATCAGTCAGACGAATCTCAATTTGAAGCAATGATTCGGCAATACGAAGTAAGACTTCACGTTATAAATGATACAACTAATTCTAGATATGTCACTACAAGAGATTTTGAGTTGTTCAACAAAGCAACAAATAAACAGATTACTACAGCAGATTTTAGATTGAGGGAAATCTTTCCACCTGACCCCATTTCAAGAGAATACATTCCTTTATGCTGTTTAATGCCTAAAATTTCCGATGATGATGAACCCGAAGAATTAAAACTAACTATTAGTTTTTCAGTTGGAATCGCAAAAGAAGATTCGTGTTGGAATATGGTTACTAAATGTTGTTTTGAAAATAAAAGGGATGACCGTGCGATAGAAAAATTTATTCAAAAAGATAAGGTCACAGTGGAGAAATTTTTCAAAAATGACGTAGTAGCTATACAAAAATATATGACACACGAACAAACTGAAGAGGAATTAAATGATTTCAAAATTTTAGATGCTCAAAGGATATTCTTGGATAACCATTATATAATGTATATTGAAAGTACAGGAGTGTACTCAAATCAAAAAATTATTATAAAAGCGTGCGAATATCTTATAAATAAATTGAGTGAACTAGATGAATTTCTAAAAACAAATCAAGTGGATGACGTTATTATTAATAAAAACGATTACACAATGTTTATAGACCAAACAAATCACGACCCAACTTATATGCTTTACATTAAAGATGATGACTATACTATTGGTAAAATCATTGAAAAATATTTGTATATTATGTTTCATTCAACCATTTATTATATATCATTTAAAAAAGAACACCCTCACGACTCTCATTGTATTGTGTCTTTTACTTATAAAGAAGAAGTTAGTAGTGAAGCTGTATTCTTAGATTTAAGACGTGTTGTAAATAAGTTGATAAAAACCTATCAAACTATATCCTCTAATTTTAGAAAAGATTGATATAATAAAATATAAATATATGTAAAATGACTACAAATACTTTACTTTATGGGTCTGTAATAAAATTTCGTTCAACAGAACCAATATATAATTCCAAATTATTTTTTGTTGAAAGACTTGATGATGATGAATTGGTAATAAAAGACAATAAAGGTAATAAAATTTCAATCCCAATAGAGGATGAATCTCTTCCAGAATCAATTACAGAAATTATTGTATTATACAAACCAACACTATCATTTGCTGAAATACATCGATTATATCCATCTGTATGGGTTGAAATAGAGATAGATGACGGAGCCGTACAAGGTCAAATTGTAACCGTCGATAGATATCTTGAAATCAAATTACGAGATAAACATATATATATACCAATTGATAGAGGATTTCCTAAAAATGTAATAAATATTACTCCTATCCCAACACCAGGAACAAAAGAAAGGTTAGGACTAGATGTAGAACTATTAGAGAATGAAGAAGGAGAAGAGGCAGACGAAGATGTGGGCGAAGACTCAGGCAAGGTTGAAAACGAAGGTAAAGAATATGAAGAAAACGTAATACTGGGATTTATAGAAGAAGAAATAGACACTGGAGGCACCAGATATTTTTATTCTAGTGAGCAACAAACAACCGATTTGTTAGAGCATTTATTATTCAATATTCCTGAAGAAGAAAGAACTCCTAAAAAACTTAAACAAATCACAAAATTAATAAAAAGATACAAGGAGCTAAGAACAAAATATACAACTTTCTCAAACGGTATATATATTAATAAGTTACCTACAAATCAAATATTAAAAAATGCGTATGAAATGAAAAATACATTTTTAATACCAATAACAAAAAATATCAAAATAAATAGATATGTTAATGAAGATGAATTGGAACAACTAAGAATTGAAAGAAGAAAAAATAAAAAAATTGTTGATACACCAATAATAGATGGTGAATATTATGAGTATAATATATCTGAATGGTATAATGCTCCATTAGAAAAACTTCGTAATGAAGGAAAATATGAAGATAAAGTATCAGCAACTGATGACATTATACGAAATAAAATGGTGAATCTTAACAAAAAAAAGAATGAACTTTTAGATATTATAAATAAAATGAAAGAAATATATTTATATGACAAAAACACATTATATATGTCATTTAATAGATATACATTAAGAGTTGATGAACCTTACATAGTGAATTCAGTTGTTGTTCCACCAATTGATTTTATAAATTATTCAAAAGTATATCAATCTAGTACAAATTTAATCGATAAATGTAATTTAAGCAGGTTGCCTTATTATAGTTATTTTTATAAATTTTCAAAAGAATTTGTTACGAATGATTCGGAAACAGAATTGTTTATGAATGATAAATACGTGTATTATGTAAATAATTGTGATATATTTGAAATATATTTAAAAAATATTTTGCCAACCTTAAATGATTGGATTGAAAATGGAATAAATAAAGGATATACTAATCCATTTTATAATTATTATCAAGCAATTAAACAATTTGAAACCATACAAATGAATGAATTACATTCGTCTGATTATCATACAATAGAGTCTTATGTAAAACTTGCTGTCGCAAGATACAAAAAAAATATGCAGCATACTGAAATAGAAGAAAGGGTTAAAAATGAAACTATACAAACACCCATATCAGAATCTTATAATAAAATAGTAGCAAGTATAATTAGTAATGAATATTATAGTTCATCCGAAATACTTAAAATGACTGAAATCGATAATCTAAACTATTATAAAGAATTGTATATTCAACGCTTACCTATGATAGAAATAGATGACACTGAAATAAAAGAATTAATATTAGAAATAAAACAGCGTGTTACACAAGAAGATGGTAAAAAAATAGATAAGTTTTACACTACAGAACAAGAAAAAGAAAATGATAATGGTAAAATTGTTTTAAAAAATGTAGATAAGATACCTGCAGTAGAATATATCTATAAACGATTGAAGGATTCTCCTCTTTCATTAGAAGAATTAAGTCTTTGTATTAAAAAGATTATAGATAATGGTTTGAAAACATCAAAATCTTTAACTAAAGTACCTAATATTCAATTGATTATTCAAATGGTAATTGATTTACAAATTGTAGAAGGACATCTTGCGTTTGTAAAAGAAAGTGAAAAAATGTATACTTGGGACGGTAAACAATGGAAAGATTCATTAAAAGATGTGTGTTTCAATGAAAACTCGTTAGTAGTTACCAAAGGAGATTGTGATAAAGATGATGAGTACAATAAAAAAGTTTTAAGTTTAATAAATGAATTAAATGAGAGAAAGATAAAAGAAAGAACTGTTGAAGCTACAAATCAAGAATTTAAAGTTGAATATGCAGAACAAAAATTATTATCATTGAATAAAAAAAAATTGAGACTTGACACCCAATATAATTCAGAAAAAATGATTTATTATGAATTAGAAGCTCAATCTGAAAAAATAGCAACAATACAATCTCCTTATTTTGAGCTCCGTGATAAAATATTGTCCGAACAAGTATTAGAAAATAAATATAAATTAATACAATTGTTTGTTCAAAAATACACCAAAAAAGGTATTGATATTAATTGGTTTTATTGTGTAGAAACCAGTGTAAAATTACTTCCTTCTTTTTTTAATAAATTAGCAAATGCTTATTTAATTACAGATAATTATGATGATGTTATGGCTGAAATATGTTTAACTCAAGGGACTAAAAGTGATAATGGTGATAAATGGGTTGACAAACACAGCGGTTATATAATAGATAATATTGAATTTGATGATGATGAAGGGTTTGATGTAAAAGGATTCAAACGTACAACAAGAGACGTTCTTGATTCAAAAGAAACAAACATATTTGATAATGATGTAATAGAAGAAATAACCAATGAGATGATTATCAATACAACTATAAAAACGTTATTCTTTTATTTAGGTGTTATATATGTTGAACCTAATGATTTATATGAATTAGTGACACAATCTCATAAAATAGCAATTGATTCTGGAATAAAAGAAAATCCTAAAAAACCAATATGGTTATTGTGTATAATTATAGGTCACGTACTTGTGTACATACAAACATTTAAAGGACAACTTAAAATGACTAGTTCATTCCCCAATTGTAAAAAATCATTTAAAGGGTATCCTCTAGATGAATCTGGTAATATAGATGGAATAAAATACATAACCTGCGTGGTAAAAGCATTAACAAAAGGCGGCGCACCGTGGGATGTATTTAGTAAAATAGAAGAAGAAGCCGTTGTTAGAATGATTGGCGGAAGTATTTCAAAATATATATTACCAATTTTTGAAATAGAAGAAAAAATAAAATCAAAGCGTTTGGAGTTACCGAAAGAGGAAGCACAAGAATTTAAATCAACAAAATGGGAAAGATTTTCACCAAGATTAACCCCGATAAAACAATTAGCAGTTAGAGAACAACGTATGTTAACTGTAGAAGATTGTAAAGACCGCATAACTTATTTATCATTTTTGATACAAAAAGACATAAATGAACACGTATCAAAAGAAGAAGCCATATTAACAGACCATTTATCTAAACCGTTTTTAGTCAACGCGTGTTGTAATACAGATAATTATGTGTACAGATATTTTTTAAATAGAACACGAATTGAAGATAAATTGATTGAAATCATTTCATTAAAAAAGAAACTTAGAAAAGTAGATAAATATTTGGTTGTTCCAAAATTATATTTTAAAGGAAAACAGGCAGAAATAAAACTTATACCAAGTAAAGAATTATCAGACCAAACTAGATATAGTGGTATTATAAAATGGGTTCAAACTAGAAAAGACCTTATTGAAAGTGAGTTTAAAGTGTTACCTAGATATGATGTGGCTGATAGTCTTACATTAAAGATTGAAAAAATGAAAGAACAAGGTATAGAAATAAGTGAAGATACATTTTTAAAATTATTAAAAAAAGTAGCAATTATAACAGAAGACGCTCCTGTAAAACCCGAGAATTTATTACCCGATGATGAGGTTATCACCTTATTAGATTCAAAAAATAATAAAGAAATAGTAGATACTTTATACGGAAAAAATAATGATATGATGAAATATATTGAAAAAACTCATCCTCCTTTGTTACAGGTAATCAATTTCAATAAAGATTGTTTAAAAGAAAAAAGAAATATGTTAATACCCGTAAGTATCGAGCATTTTAATTATTTAAATCAAATACTTTATAATAAAATCAGAGCCTTACTTTTTGTATTTCCACAATTTATTTTTTCAAATAAAGAACAAGACAAAGTATCGTGTGACCATTGGAATCTATCCCCAATACATTCAGAAGATATAACCAATATGGTTACTGCTTATTACGAAAATATGATGCGGCTATCTAAAGATGAACGTTTGGCTGCTACTCTAAGAAAAGTATCTTTAGAACGTTATAAAATTTTATTTACAATTGAAATACCCGACCAAAAAGTTAAAAATATTTTTTATCAATACATTTTTATAAGTATTTTTACTAGTTATTTTAAAGAGCTCAAATCATCAACTGATAAAACAAACATAAGAAAATACATAGATGCGATTATATTATTATTCAACAAAGAAGACAAATACGCTTTAAATTTCGATATTACTAAGATTAATTATGAGATAAATTTATCTAAAAAAAGTGAGACTGAAATAAAAACAAATTATTTAAAAAGTTTATCTCAAGATGCTCGTAAATCTGAAAATGTATTAAAAGAACATAAATTAGAAAAGTGGGGAGTTGGATTACAAAAAGGAATGTTTAAGTATGTAAAAGGTAATTATTTGAAAGATAAAGAGAGTGCTGAAAAGGTAATCGCTAATTTAGAAAAAGATGTCCCTGATAAATTAGATGTATACAATGAAGAACCTGGAGAGTTTGCACCGTTAGATGACCCAGATGAATACTCTTCCTTGGTATCAGAAAATTATGAAGATGATGATGATATTGAAAATGAAGAAGAGTAATAATAAAAAACTATAATAATATATATATAAATGCTAGATAAATTAAATCGTTTATTTTTAGTAATACTAATTTATATTTGTTTATATGGATTAATTGTATTATTTCAACCAGAAATAATATTCAATAATAAATTTAAATGTTTAAGACAATTTGGTGTAGGATATAAAAATACAACCATCTTACCTTTATGGTTAGTTAGTATAATATTCGCAATTATATCTTATTTTATTGTACTATACTCTTTACATATTTGTTATAACACTATTTTTATAAATGTTTAACCACATTCTACATTTATCATAGCATTTGTGCTAACCAATGAAGATATAGTACCAACTAATGCTATCCATATAGCATATCCAAATAAATTTTTACTAATTATTAACTGCCTTATTTTATCTTTAAAATCAGTGTCATCATCTTTAAATATAAACGGGAATGCTCTACTATATTTAGAATATGTCTCATTAAATCCTGAATCACTTGAATATTCCATTTCATTAATAATTAATTGAGGTTCATTTGATATCTTAATGTATATATTTTTTAAGTTATCTTGTGTTAATAAACTCTGTCCTTCTTTAATTTTGCCATCTATATTTACTCTAAATGTATCATAAACAATAGACATACCAATTGTATTCGAAAAAACTCTTAATAATCCAGGTATAAAATATAGTAAAACCATAAAAATTCCTAATACAAATACCCAAGGCATTAATGTAATTAAGAATGGATTGTTTCCAGAATAATTATTATCACCTGAACAAGTTGTCTGTTTTTTACTAATAGCAATATTCATCATTAATTGTACAACAAATGTTGATAACCAGAAAGAAACAAATAAAAAAATTATAGAAGATGTATACTTATTATATTTTGCTATACCAGTTGATAATGATACCGAACCAAACAACAAAATCATAAACATTATGGCACATATACATATATATACAATCAAACCTGTTCTAGTATTAATAGCATATTCACTATTCTCAGCCATATATGTTTTATACATTTATATTTTTTTTATAAAACATATTTAATATAAATGCACCCTATTTTAGTTGAACAAAATATTATACATATAATTAATGAACAATTATTATTATGTAATAAAAATAAGTTTATAAAAAATTCTTTATTATTTAATTTAGGAGGAATTGCTATTATTATTTTTATAATAACTGTAATTTTATATATAAAATACAAAGGAAAACAAGATGTTAAATCTATACGTGATAGAGAAAATAAGAAAAAGAATTATATTTTATCAAAATTAAAATTTTATCAAAATATGAAAACAAAAGAATTTACTAATATTCCTATTTAATTTTAATCTTATACATATAATGAAAGCATCATATAGAAATGATTTAAAAGAGTTTTATTCAAAAAAAAGTGCTATTGATGAGAAAATGAAACAAAAATTAAAAAAAGCTACAAATGTAGAGAAAAAAAAAGAGGTCATTGAACACTCTAAACAACAACTTCAAGAGGATGAAGTGGATGAAGATGATTTGAAATTATTACGACAACCCTTTATTAGAATGGTTGATTACCTAAAACAATTGGATGATGAACTCAAAATAGTGTATGAACGATACAATGAATTTAAATTAAATATATTATACGAACATACAAACTCAAGTGAAACTCAATTAAAAGAAATTGAAGAGTATGAAGCACATATTGAAGGATTAAAACAATTAAAGCTCAAATATCTTTTAAAAATAACTAAAAAGAATGATGATATTAATGAAGTAATAAAAGATATTAAAATAAAAATATCTGAGAGACAACAGGAATATAATGATTCCGATGATATAGAAGAAAAAAAGAAGATTTATACTGAAACATTAGAACTAAAACTACAAATATTTGAACTTATTAGAGAAAATATTTCTATTGTAAATATTGAATCAAATACAAACGATGTAGTATCTAAATATTCAACTTTAGTGATAGATTATACACCTATTAAACACAATCAGAAAAAATTAATTAAAGAAGGACAAGTTGAGGTAGTAGGTGAAAACCCATTATTGGGTAATGTAGAAGGTGAAAAACCACTATTGGGTGATGTAGAAGTATTGGACCAAGTTGAAGAACTTCCATCTAAACAAGGTAATAGTTTTTAAATTTTAATATATTACAATAGTGTATATGTTTAAATATATAGATTTTCGTATTTTTTTAGTAAGTCTAGCTATAGGTTTGTTTTATGTATATATTTTGGAAGATTATAAAAAAGTAATTGTTATATATCCAACCCCAGATAATTTAGATGAATATCAATACAAAGACCGTACTGGGACGTGTTTTTCTTATACTTTAAAAGATGTAAAATGTCCATTAGATGATAATTTAATACATAATGTAAAAATGCAAAATTAAATAAAACGTAATACTAAAGATGCACCTTAAAAAGTTTTTGAAAGGAAGAACTGGTAAGATTTTTATATCTATAATATTAGGTTTAGGACTATCAACCATATTTAAGGTAAGTTGTGATTCAAATAATTGCGTTGTAATACAAAAATCTCCTGATTTTAAAGATAAAAAAATTATTAAATACAATAAAAAATGTTATGAGCCCATTGAAAATATGGAAACTTGTAATGAAAAAAAGAAAATAATTAATGTGTAAAAATATTAATTTTAGAATAATAATAATTTTATATGGACCAATATACAACAAATATTAATGATTTACCAATAGATAATAATCCTCCTGAAAATAGAGAATTACCTGAAAAAGATATAATTCATAATGAACAACGAGTTAATCCAAATGTAAATGTTGAAAAAAAGGTAACTTTTCAAGAAAAACATAACATACCTCATATAGATAAGTCAACTTTGTACGATTTAAAAGAATCAAACAAAATTATAATTTTAGCATCATTATTGTTTTTATTATTTAGTGATTCAAAAATAAAAAATTATATATTAAACATATTAATCGGAATTTTTGGAGATAATTTAAAAACAACTAGTGGAGGTGTATCCAAATTAGGTCTTGTGTGCTATTCTACTATATATGGTTTAATATTATATATAACTCTTAGTATTATTGATATAATATTAACAAAACTATAAACCGTATATTTTTTTCGTTTGAGGTTTATACTGAAAAAAATATTCTTTAAATATTTTCTTAGACCCAGTTTTTTTATAAATCTGGTATTTTTTATCTCTCAACTTCCTTATATGTTCATACGTTTCTTGTGTACCAACGCAGGGCATATGAAACCTTCTGCATACTCCACTTTTTGTGTTGATATTATGTAATAAATAACAATAAGACAAAATAGTATGTTTATTGATAAAAGGGATATCAATAAAAGACAACGCGTAATATATACATAATATCGTATCGATAGACGCGATATTAAATCCATTAAATGTATTATATGATTGACAAGAGTCTGTAATAAATACATATAATACAGGGTGACCGTTGTAAATGATTTGATACATATCATTTATAATTTTATATGAATATTGTTTTATAGTATACTTAAAATTAAGTTTATTTAATACATCTTTTAGGTTTTCAACCAATATATAAGGCGTTTTTAATTTATTGGATTTAGATAAATACTTTTTTGGAAAATACTTTAAGTAATAATGTAATCCAAAATCACCAAATACAACCCAATTATTTAGTTTAATTTCATTAATAATAAATTTATTAATAGTAAGAAATTCTACTGTATCTGGTAAAGTTTTTTCCGGAATCTTAGCATTCTGTATATATAACGGGTGTGATTCATTTAATAAAGATAGTCTCTCAGATAATTTATCCCATCTACTGATATCCCCAAGCGGTCTAGACAACTCTTGATACAAACTAATTTTTAAATAATTGGGCGGAGCATATAATAGTCCATCTATTTTTATAGATTTTTTATGTAAATTTGTAAAAATGTCATTATTCATCTGCGTAAAATCAACAATGGATATAAAATTTATAAATATTTTATAAGTTCCTTTGAACATTGCTGATTTCACCTCAACATTTTCACTATATTTAGCCAATATATTAGATAATGTTTTAGCATCATTAATCGCATCTGAAGAATAACAATCATAATCAGGAATGTCTATATATTCATATATTTTTTTATTAGTAGGTAAATGAGCGTTTATCGCTGTACCTCCATAACATATAAGCTCTTTTTTAGATATATAATTTTCAATCAAATTAAAAATTTTAGGTTTTGTAAACATTTCTTTCTTGTTTTTTTTTTGATATTTTAAATTATTTATAATAGCACTCTGAACCTCCATTATTATATAATAATATTATATTATTGAGGGTGGTGTCATATTAATATTCGCAAGTCTCTTTAGTATGTTATTACCACTATTAACATTATTTTTAAAATCAGTTATCAATTCTGATGTATCATTTGTTACACCAACTACTAGTGGTTTTAATTTAAACGCTTTATTACCTAATCCTTTAACTATTGTAACTTTACCATTCGTATCAACAACATCTGCCGTATTTAAACGCGTTAAATTTGTATCATTTGTTTGGAAATTTAATCCTATAAAAGAAGTTCCAGTATTAAGTCCACTAAGTGTAAAATCGTAATTATGCGAGTTGGTTTGAGTATTTGGATAAATTATATTCAATTCACTACTATGTTGAGTAAACCATACTGTAAAATCATTTAGAGAATTTTTATTTAAAAGTATCTCGCTTTCTCGATATACTTTACCACTAAGACCGTTTAAATTCAAAGAAGTTATTTTAGATAATGAACTGTTTTTAAATGATGTTTCGCATTCTGTTTCATAACTTTTACCTATACACGAATATTCCACTAATATTATAACTTTGTTCATTAATGTTTTTATTTTAGTATTAGGTAAATCAGATGTTATATATATCATATTACTATTACCAGATTGTTGTCCAGAACCAAATATATTGTTTAAACTAGTAAACATTTGGTCGTATGTATCTTTTGCTTTACTATATACTCTAAAAATTAAAAATAAAGGTTCTGTACTATTAGTTAATGTGGTATTAGTTATAAATGAATTATAAACTTCAAGCATTGTATCATTAAAATATAAATAGTTATATATTTCTTTATATTTAATTTCATTAACAGTTGAAGCAGCAATAATAGGTTTTCCGTTTAGTTTAAATACTTGAAAATCAAGAGCTCTTACACCATAACGAGCACAATTTTGTAAAGCACAAATGTCTACATAATCATTTTTAAATTTACCACTACAGCAACAATTATAAGCTGTTTTAATATAAACATCCGTCATACGAGTTCTGTTTGGAAATGCCAACACACTTGTAGCTGGTAAATAATCTTTCATAAAAGTTGTTTTTATTTTTTCACAATTTTTTGTTTGTAGAGTTGTTTGATTACTAGAATAAACAAGTATAATTATTATTATAATTATAATAACTATTGACATTATTAAATTTTGAGAATTTACATTAAAAAAATCTTTATAATCATTGTTCATTTATAATAAATATATATTTAATAATATAGAAAATATATATTATTAAATATAATGGGTGGAGGATTATTAAATATAATATCATATGGAAATCAAAATATTATTTTAAATGGAAATCCTAGCAAAACATTTTTTAAAACAGTATATGCAAAGTATAGTAATTTTGGAGTACAAAATATACGAATTGATTATTCTGGTTTAAAAAATCTAAATGCTACAGATGATAGTGTATTTTCATTTAAAATACCAAGAAATGCTGAAATGTTATTAGACACTTTTTTAGTATTTAATTTGCCTGATATATGGAGCCCAATAATACCACCAACATTTCAACTCGATGTATGGAAACCATATCAATTTAAATGGATTGATAATATCGGTACTAATATAATCAAAAAAATAACTATTAGTATTGGAGGACAAATAATTCAATCTTTTTCTGGACAATATATTAAAAATATTGTAGATAGGGATTACGATAGTTCTAAAAAAGAATTATTCAATAAAATGACTGGAATGATACCTGAATTAACAAACCCAGAAACAGTATATGATAGATTTTTTAATTATCCAAATTCTTATTACACAAATAATAGTACAAACAATGTAGGACCTGAACCCTCTATTCGTGGAAGAAAAATATATGTTCCATTAAATTTTTGGTTTAGTCATTCTTCAAAAGTGGGATTACCATTAGTTGCTCTACAGTATAGTGAAGTTGTAGTAGATATTATATTAAGACCTATAGTTGATTTATATAGAATAAACGATGTGTCGGTAACTCCATTTATTAAAAATCTAATAAAACCAGATATAAATAACACATTACATTCATTATATAGATTTTTAAATCCTCCAACAACAGTCAATGTAGCCGATGAAGACTATCCAAATAAAAGCTATTTATGGGATACAGATATTCACATAATAGGAACATATTGTTTTTTATCGGAAGATGAATCTACATATTTTGCTTCACAAGAACATAAATATTTAATAAAAGATGTAAAAGAAGACGTATATCATAATATAAATGGCACCCAAAAAATAAAAATATTTAGTTCAGGTTTAGCAACAAGTTGGTTATGGTATTTTCAAAGAACAGATGTAAGCTATAGGAATGAATGGTCAAATTATACAAATTGGCCATATAATGCTCCACCATATGATATAGTAGACGCACCACAAACAGACGTTATATTCGGTGATATAGCATATAGTCCTTATTATAATTATACTGTAAGTGATGAATCTACTTTTCCTGAAGACTATTTAAAATCACCAACATTTATTAAAGTCACGCAAGAAAAAAATAATGAAAATATAAAACAAATTATGAATAGTATTTCTATATTGTTTGATGGAAAATATAGAGAAAATCAGCTAGATTCAGGTGTATATAATTATATTGAAAAATATAATAATAGTAATGGTAATTCAGATGATGGGTTATATACATATAATTATTGTTTGAATACATCTTTACACGATTTACAACCATCTGGTGCTATTAATTTAAGTAAATTCAAAAATATAGAAATAGAATTTAATACTATAGTACCCCCATTTGACCCAACATCTGAATTTATTGTAGTTTGTGACCAAGATGGTAACGCGGTAGGTACTACAAAAAGTTTAGATTTGTTTAAATACAACTATAATTTATATTTTACGGAAGAAAGATATAACATATTAAGATTTTTATCTGGTTATGCCGGATTGCTTTACGCAAGATGAACAAGGACACTCATTTGATGCATATAAATGAGGGTAATAATCTTGTGAAAATGGCTCTATACTTGTTTGATATAAACAAGTAAATATTATTATTAATAAAATAATGATTATTTTTTTCATTATAAAATATCATTATATTTAAATTATGAAACAGTTTATCTATAAATTGTTAAATCAAATATTTACTTTATTTTTTATAACATTATGGCTTAGGTTAATTATGAATTTTAAAAAAAACCCAGATGATGAAGACATTAATAAAAACATACAAAAAGTATTTACTAATCAAATATGCGAAGTGGATGATTTAAAAGCTTCTGGTACAATGGAAGGAATTAAAAATTTATATTGTGATACAGATATTAACGATAGTACATTTTCTGAGTTTATAATATCATATAAATTGTTATATACTTCTTCATATAGTTATAATATTAGAATACTTGAAACTTTATCGCGTTTTTTAAATAATTCATATGAAGCGCCTAAAGAGCCATTTAATATTATGTTTCATAAGGCGTTAATGTTGGGTCTATTTTTAATAATATATTGGTTATATAAATTAAACACATCTATAAACAAAATTTTTATTAATTTATTCAAAATGAAAAATCAAGGGGTTTTGGGGTTTTGGGG